TAATAATCTCTACAACAAGGGCGTACGACTAACGTGTGTACACTTCACGGGCTTATACAAAAAATTCACACCACTCAGTTTTGCCAAAACTGATGGTTTATTGGGGGGGGTTGTTTTTTAGAACTAATCAAGCGAGAAGCCGACATCTCCACTCACGACCATATCATTGATCAAGTGAGACACTGCACCGATGGGTCCTGGTATATATGACCCAAGTTTCGTCAATCTCCCTGCCCACTTCCGGACATTCTCCCAAAACGTCGCGTTCTGGGCTGCTGTTACTGCCATAGGAAAATGGTGGTGTATGGCCTTTAACAAAGCCATAGCAGCAGGGTCGCTCGGAGGCGACAAATGGGAGAAACTATACAGCAGACTGGTGGATGGCACAGTATACTCTACAGTTTGCCACGTGCGGATGCGCATGGCCTGACTCGCGGCAGCAGCCGGAATACGGATAACATTGGTCTCCAGTGTCCCCCAACCAACCACCATATCAATTCCCACGTTTATAAAACGGGTGTTTGACGCTTGGCAATTAGCATTCAGGAACGACATGTCGGTACTCAAACCGCTGAACCCACTGATCATTCGGATGTCTCTCATTGGATAGTCTACTTCAAGATTGAACGCAGTCATGTAGACGCCATCTTTTATAGATCCGACATATCCAGGCTCGCTAGAAAACAAGCCATCAAGACCATTTACAACCGGCATTTCGAACGCAACAGCATGAGCAGTAGCATCAGTGACCGTATCCTGAGCATATCCATAGTCCAGTTCAAGCTTATAAGCTTCGATAGAACCGGACCAAATATTCTCATTAGTCACATTAACCAACTCAATAGCATTGGCAGCCATCCTAAAACGGTCTACCACTTTCTGCTGCGACACGAATCCTGTGTTAGGAAACAACGTAGTTGCATCCGGATAGTACACAGGTGTGAAACTGATCAACGTCACTCCTCTCGATCCAGCGGGTACTTCTCCCCACAAATATGCCACTCCTGGAATGGGTGGCTGGATGATGTAAAGGTCTTTCCCAATCGTATATGCGGGTAAACCATTCACTGCAGAATTTTCGTCGACTATCACTCGATTGTCAAACTCATCAGGGATTCCTCTGAAACCAGATCCTCCGGGGACAAAATCGCACGGGGACGTCACCACTTTCAAAAAAGCGGATCCATCGGGAGTTAACCCCCCTTTCTTCCCTGCACCAGATCGCCTAGATCTCTTTCTCTTGGAATTCTTCTTCTTCTTCTTCTCAACAACCATCATAGGAGGAGCGACCATTCTCACAGTCTTCCTCTTCGCTTTACGCTTTCCGGCCATTGTTTTACGCACTATTGGACCCCCGCCCCACAATGCATCGAGTAAGCTCATGGGTTCAAACTCCATGACGTCGCCTGGGTAATCGACATCACACAATTTATCGAAAACAGGATCAACCAACAGACTTGGTAAACTGGATACACTTCGCAGCAATCCATTAACTCTGACCAAATCTTCAGCATCAATCCCGTATCTTTCCTCCATATCTTCCTCAACCATTATCTGGTTCAATTTGTCAAATTTTCCAAACTTGATGCGATTGAACTTCTCGCTTTCGACGACATCACTGGCCGTCCTAGGTGCTGATCCTAGACGTTTTAAAGTGTCTAAAAATTCTCCCAACACAGGATACTCCTTTTCAATATTTGCATGACCGGTGTATATCAGATGCGCATACTGCTTAATGGACTCTGTGGGACTGAACCTCACGGTTCTTCCCTTTCTTGTGACTTTCATCAACAAGACAGGATCTCGCAATGTTTTAGCGATCTTCAACACTTGACTAGGCAAGGGCATCCAGTGCCACTTACCATTCTCATCAATCTTAAACCAGCCTTTCAAAAACGTCATCAATGACAACCGTGACGAATACTGAAACTTCAGCTCTAGACCTAATTCCGCAAAGACCTCTTCAGGGACCGGCGGTTTTCCTCGTAAATTGCACTTTGAAAAATAGTACAAATATGCTCCCAACACCGTATTAGTATTAAAAAACGATGTCCAAGTAGCACCAGTAGGTAACTGGCACCCGGGACTTCCTTCCACGATTAGACCATCTTTGTCTACGCGGTAAGGGGCTACACACTGCTGTCTCGTAATTTCCCTAATGGTTCTAGGTACTCCCAGTCTTTTAATAACCTTAAACTGGTACTCATCGAAACAAGCTTCGTCTTGACTCTGGTCTGCCATTGACAAGTCACCCTCAGCTCCATATGCACCAAAAAACTGTGCATATTTGCCGAATGTAACAAATGAATCATCCCCGGAAGCGACAACAACAACCTCTTCACAGGCTGCGCAAAACTCTGCTATGTCATCCAACATCTCTTGGTCACATCCACTAGCATATATAAGATACACAATCAACCCATTCGGTAACACGATGGGATTCCGTTTAAAAATGTGTTTCTTCTCAGCATCAGCGAGATCTCTAGACCAAGGGGTACAATGCGCCAAACCTTTCGGATCCAATTGCGTAATAGCTCTTGGTTTTAAGGTGATAACACCTCCTACTAATTTCAGCGCTGTAATAGTTTCATTCCATTTCAACGACTGCGCTTTAACATATCTGCTAGCACCTTCCTCAATTTCTCGAGTATTAGCTTGCACCAAACGTTTTCCACGCGATCCCATCAATTTCGTTGCTTCCAAAAAGCTTGTGTTAAGAAAAACCGGAGTGTCCAATAATTTAGAACGATCTAACAAACCATACGTCTGTCGCCAAGCTTTTCGACGAATCTCTTTATCTTCAACGTGATACTTCGGAATCTTATGAATCCTACTTAACAACGCTAATAACAAATTCTTCGACGTCTTTGCTGGTTCCCACAGTACACGATTCGTGATCAATACTGGCCACATCATATTCTTAGCCGGTTCCTCCCCATCCAAGACCTGAAGAGCCTCAGACGGTGTCATGGTTATCCCATTGACCTTAATATCCATTTTTCCTCTAATCTCATTTTTCCACTCCATAACCCTGTTTTGCAACGGAGTCATAACATCCCCAGCGGGTATGGGAACGCTAAACGAGCCTGTAGCCGGTATCAGTTCTCCACGAGAGTGTCTCTGCTTAAAATCATTCCATAAATATCGATGGGTCGCGCGAGTTCCCCAATGACAGAAATAATTATACAACAGATGCACCACAACGCATGACAAGACTGACCAACCACGGACATGTTGGAGATAAGACAAGGAAAGATGCCCCAATAAAGGGGGTAACCATCTACCACTATAGCCGAAACGATAACAGCGTATACTGAATTCAACCAATCCAAGACCAACACCCGACAACGGATGAGCAGCTCGGACAGCTTCTTCAAACAACACGCACGCTCCAACTGGGGCAAAAGTCACCAGATCACCTACTAAAGGACTTTCAGTGATCGCATCCAACACGGACATTGTGGACGGTACAAAGCTCGAATAAATGAGCCCAAACCCCGCCCGGACAATCCTTTTAGTGTAAGGAAACGTCCATTGATTGCACAACACTCCGTATCCGAGCGCAGCGCATGTAATCATGCTCATGCTAGATGGGACGTAATCGAGAACCATTGGATCTCGGACTCTCTTCAAGATGCTTTCGCTCTCTCGATGATAATCACGTTGATCCATAGCTCTCTTCGCCCTCACCACTCGATCACTATATAACACGGATAGTAATGTTCCTTCTAGAATAAGTGGATAGATTTGGGGAAAACGCTCGGCGATTGCTGCCATGCTTGGATCTTTCTCCATCTCTTTCTTTACACCCACAGCTGCTGAATCTATCAAATAACCATTTGACGGACGATAACTTATATTCAACAACATGTTTTTGATTCCGATGTGCTCCATCAACTGGGGGGCTTCGTAGGAATAAACGTAGCCTCGCACTCCGGTGGGTACCACCTTGTCCAACGCCTTGGACACTCTCTTCGCCAAAAATCTGCCTAACCCAGACATGATCCTTGGCGGTGGATTAAAAGCTGTTACAATAGGGAAATCAGTGCCGATATCTCGGGCACCTCCTGCTTCCTCTCGCAAAGTGCAGCTCACTAAGCGATAAGGGCCTATCGTACGGACGTCTTGAATGTCCATACTCCAGGGTCCGTCTGTAGACCGTTTCAGCAACCAATTGACATCAGGATGGGGTGGGTACAACACACCACCTCTCTCGGGAGAAAAATTAATCATCCCAATCTCATCACGATACCAAGCGCCTTCTACGTCGCAATCAGGGTAACACGGGTCGGTACCTGCTGTACCGACAAAGGGTCTGAACATTACATAACAGGTCTTAAGACGAGTTTGTTTCGCCACACTGTAGATAATGTGCGGGGTAACCTCAATACTCTGTCCTCGACCGTTCAAACCTCCGTAATAGACATCTTGTATCAATCCAACATCACAGATATCATCCGTTTCCGGAAAATCCAGACGAGTTCCTGAGCGTCCCGCGTCTCCGCGGATTTCACCCTTCGGGCAGTTATAAAAACATACCATTACCCCATCTTTCATCACATCTGTCGTGAATTTCTTATTGCGATCTGAACCATACCAGTCCAACACAACCATTCCTCGACGTCCTTTACCTTCTCTCGCAAGCATAGTGGCAACCGCTTCATCACGGCACACTCGACTTATGGGATGCATTCTTAGAGTTTCCTTATCATTCGCCTCCACCTTAATTCCCATCCCTCTCAGGGCGGTAATAGCGGAAGCGTTTGCAGGACTCAATTCATGCCAACGACTTTTAACCCAAGTTCGAATATCCACAAACTTCTTCACTCCCCACGGGTCATCCTCCGATGACTCTCCACGGTCCTCTGGTTCCTTACCATCAGACCTCACTGATTTCTCCTCGTGTTTCCGACCAATGTCGGCACCGGCGGACTCCTTCTCCTTATATGCCGTTACACTATCACCCTTTTTATCAACTGCTTCACGAGCCTCAATGCTCAATTTAGCGATACCAGATAAAATTTCACCCAAAGGCTTGGTACTCTCAGTGGCGAGTTCTCCACTCGACTTAACTTGTTTAGCTGTAGTTTCCTCAAAGATCTTCGCCCGCTTCGCAGCTCTTTCAAGCTTCGATGCAGACTTCCTTTTAGGTTTTTCCACAACTGCGACTTCCACGGCTTTCACCGTTTCGACCGCTTTAACGTCTTTTGTCACCGTCGCGACACTTACGTTAGATTTTTTCGTCCCAACCTTCTTTTTAGCCCCCAGGCCTTTGTAGATGGTTGTTCGGACGGCACCTGACTCACTTTTCAGCTTATCAGACATGTTGACC